CCTCAAATCCAGTTGCTGCTGCTACTGGTAACGTTACAAACCAAGCTGTACAATTTCAAAACAATGGAGCACCCAGCAGACAAGTCTTAGGACCAAATATAAGCTGTAATGGTGCTACCATGACTTTCTCTCCATTTTATATGGGTAATCACACAACACCATTCGATGACGAGATGGAGCAACAAAGCTATACTGTAGCTGAGAACTGGGGAATGCAGTTAAACTTTATGATTCCCTTAGATGGTTCTATTGTCGAACGTTGTAAAGCACTAGGCGCAAGACAGGAAGCAAAGATGCAACTTGACTATGAATTAGTTAGGATTAAAGAATGTGCAAACCTTCAATCTAAGGGTTTCATGTTACTTCCTGGTACTCGTGTCTATCATATGTGTAGTGATGTAATTCCCATCGCATCTTGGAAAAAAGCAGAGAAAAAAGTAGCAGCTTGTAAACCACCAGAAAAGCCTTGGTATAAACCTTGGGAAAAACCTAAATCATGTGAAACAACCAAATGAGTACATTATCTATTCTTAGAGGCGAAAAACCTTACGAACCTCCTGTAACTATACTTAAAAGTACATTAACATTAAAAAGAGAAGCTGCTGCCGCTGCTGAAGCTGAAGCTGCTGCTAAAAAAACTAAAAAAACAACTACTAAATCATGACTTATAATGCAAAGCCTAATGCTCGCATAGTAGGACCAGGTTTAAGAAAACCAGGTGTAGCTAGGCAATTAGCCGCAGGTGCATCTAGTGCTAATACAGCATTAACTGCTTCGTGTGAACGTATATCTATACTTGTTACTGGAGCAGATGCCAGATATGCCATCGGTACCACAGCTCAAACTGCTAATGCTAATACTAGTCATTTTATTAAACAGAATGAACGTATTGAATTAGATATTGATTTTAATTCTCAAATAGCTTTCATACGTGATGCGTCATCTGATGCTGTAGCGGAAGTAACTGAATTCGTAAACTATTAAACCACTAAAACAATGATCGTAATTATCAAGCCCATCCTTTTCGCCTTCTTGAAGTCAGATTCAGTAAAGAAGCTAGTAGTAGATCTATTAGAAGCTTACGTAAAAAGAACTGATAACAAACTTGACGATCAGGCACTTAAAATTGTTAAAGAAAAATTATTCTCATAATGGCTTATACTATAGATGAAGATGGTGCTACCACAAAATATATAAGTGATAGACAAGAAGCCAAACGACCTAAAGAAAATGGAAGAAGCAAAAGTAAAAGTAATTCCAAGAAAAGCTAGTGAAGATAAATTTAATGAGTTACATAACCTTGTCACTGAAGACTTTCTAAGGAGAGTTAGAAGTGGCGAGGCTTCTACTCAAGATTTAAAAGCAGCATGTGATTGGTTAAAAACTAATGACATCACTGGTGTAGCTTATGATGGAAGCCCTTTAGATAAACTTGCCAAAGCAATACCACAAGTAGACCCTAATTTAGTAAAAACAAGACTTCATGGCAAAAACTTCAACAGAGCAATATCGTACCAACGCTAAATCACGTGCTAAACATGTACGAGATAATAGTCCAGGTGGTAAGTATGCTCATTCTAAAAAATATAAGAGGGATCATGCATCAGCGAGATCTCAATTAAAGATAAGAAAAGGTTCTACAATGGATGCCTCTAAACAAAAAGATGGTTCATATAAAGCGGAGAGTCGGAAGACAAATCGTGGAAGAGGCGGAGCAAAGAGGAAATAAATATGCCTTTATATAATAATGTTATAACAAATATGAATCGGGAAGATACTCCTGATGAAGATAAGTTAGGTTATGAATTTTGGAATGCAGTAGAAAAATTACCTATTATAAAACAAATTAAAGATTGGAATGAAGATTCTGCAAAGAAAAGAGAAGCTCTAAGTATAAGTGCTCGTAGTGGTAAAGAAGGTCTGCTTGTACAAGGATTACAAGCTATAGAAGATACATTCGGTACTGTAGTAGGCCTTCCTTTTCAAGCATTAGAAGCAAGTATTCAAGAACTAAGTGATCGTACTGGCATAGATGCTAGAACATTAGGAGCTGTTAAAGATATTTATACTTATAGTAAAAGTATTAAAGCATCAAGAAGTGGATCATTCTATAAAAATGTACAAACTACTAAAAAGAATATAGTAAGATCTGATATCTTTAACCCTGGTCAAATTACAGTTAAACCTATTACTCCTAATAAAGGTAAAGCTCCTATCAATGTAACTCCTAATTATGAAGCTATAATTAATGAATCTCTACTTCCTGGGAATAGTTTATTACATAGGCCAAGTCATTCATTACCTGATTATACATATGGTTCTTTTAGAAAAGATTTTCCATTTTTAGCAGGTACTAAAGGACAACCTTATTCTTATGAAGCAGGTAGTGCTATAAGATACGATAGCCCAAGATTAACTAGAGAAGAGTGGATAAAACGAGTTAGATCAGGATATAACTCTAGTCATCCTCATTATAAAAACATACCTAGTGGACCTAAAGGGGTTTCTATATTAAGACGTACTCCTGGTGCAACAGGTAATATTATTAAATTAGATAGTGGTAATGAAGAGGGAGTTTTAAATAGTATTGCTGAAAGTATAAGGATGCAAGGTATAAATCCCGATAATTTAAGGTATAAATGGACTAGTAAAGGTGGAAAATTTGTAAAAGGTAATCCAGCTACAGCATATTTTGATTATGTAGAACAGTATTTTAGAAAATATCGTACACTAAAAGGTGTAGATAGATTAGAATTACCTGGTGGTACTATTGTTAAAATAAACACTTCTACATTAACTAGAAAAATAAGATCTGAAGATGTAAATCCAAGTGAAAGTACTGGGGGTATGATACAAAGAGGAGAAGGTGGAGCACATTCAGAGGGTTATCAATTAGCATTAGGTCAATTAAAAGAATTTGATGATGTCCAAGAAGTTAGTAGAAAGCAAGAAAAGTCAGGTGATGTATATGCAGGAGAAGATCCATTAGTTACACAAATTGCATTAGAAGGACACCATTTAGCTGGGTTAGATAGAGGTGACTATCTAATTGCTAATATGCCTGAAAAAGAGCAAAGGAAAATGGAATACTATTTAACTTCTGATCAAGGAATACCTCTAGGAGATAGTGAATTTAATTTAGCATGGATTGATGCTTTAGGCGTACATATCCCTTTACATACATGGATGGATGAATTTACACCTTTACCTGATCAAGCAACTTTAGAGAAAATAAATAGTATAAAAACATTTGAAGGTAGGAAAAAGTTCGTCAAACAATTCCAGCAAGATTACTATAAAGCTATGAGGAAAATCTACCAATTACAAGAAGAATGGTTAGATAAAAATTTTCCTCAAAGATGGAAGTCAGATGAAGAAATGCTAATGGATGCCTACCAATTAACACAAGAAAAATATGATGATTTTGTTAATTATTTAGAACAAGGTGATGTACCATTTGATATTCTACAACAAATAAAAACAGATGAAGGTATTCAAAGTACAAAAAGATGGACAGGACAAGGCCCATTTTCAGGTTATAATAAAACTTTAGAAAGGCAAACTACTAAAATTAAGGGAACTGGTAGATTAAATTTAGATGATTTATTCCCAGAAGGGTATAGAGAAAATGAATGACGTATTAACCGCCCTACAAGACGACTTCAAGCTCTTCCTACAAGCACTGTGGGATCAACTTGATCTACCCTCACCAACACGAGCACAATATGCAATCGCAGACTATCTTCAGCATGGCCCTAAGCGTCTTCAAATACAAGCTTTCCGTGGCGTTGGAAAGTCGTGGATCACAGGAGCCTTCGTCCTCTGGACTCTCTTTAACGATCCAGAAAGAAAAATTATGATCATATCTGCCTCTAAAGAGAGAGCAGATAACATGTCAATCTTCTTACAAAAACTAATTATTGAAACTCCATGGCTCAGTCATCTTCAACCCAAATCAGACGATTCTCGATGGTCCCGAATAAGCTTCGACGTCGCTTGTTCGCCTCACCAAGCCCCAAGCGTAAAGTCGGTGGGCATAACTGGACAGCTAACCGGAAGTCGCGCAGATTTGATGATTTTGGACGACATAGAGGTACCTGGAAACTCCATGACGGAGCTAATGCGTGAAAAGCTTTTACAACTCTGCACGGAAGCAGAGTCAATTCTTAC